TGCGTACACCACTAGTGAAATGACTGTCTCTAAAAGGATCAATTTGACCAACATCTGGGCCAGCTTTATAAAAAATTCTATTTGTTGGCGATGTAGTTACCACTGCATAACTACCGGGTTGGCCAATACTGGCCAACGGAGTTGCAATAGAAGTTAACACTCCTTGATCAGTCAATGATGTTTGACTATTGGCAGTGATAACAATTGGAGTTTGTTGGCTGAAGCCTTGTGTATTGGCACTCCACTCGTAAATGCCCCAGGTTGTATCTGCTAGATCTAACCAATTGGTTCCGTTTGCCACTGGTGCAGTGGGCCGAACGCTTGTGCTACGAATTTCAGCTAGGTCAACATCGGCACGAATTGCATAAACTTGGTTAGTTACACCCAATGCACTATACGCTGTTAATAAACCGTATTCGTTTAATTCGTCACCGTGTAAGGGTGTACCTGCGTTGCTTTGTTGGAACACAGGAGTTCCCATTGCAGTGGTCAAATCTCTTTGGCTACCAAATATTTGTAACTTACCTGCATTGGCTTTTGTTGTGCCTGTAGCTGTGGTGCCGTTAATTGTTTTATCTTGTGCCGTAGCCATAATAACCAACGGCACAGTGCCGATTGCGTTACTGATGTACTGACTTTCGTCTGTTACGGTAATTTGTTGTCCTGGGGATACTAATGCCATAGCAACTTTCCTTTATATAACTGTTAATGATATTTATATATAACTGTGTTTTTTGGGTGTTTACAATGCCCTTTGCAAAGGTCAAGCAATAAATACAACATGGATCGCAAAATATGCCCCACTTGTAATCAACGACCTGTAGCCGTAAACTACGTCCGAGAAGACATCACCCACTACAGATCAGTCTGTGATGTTTGTAGTCGGACTGGCAAAAAAGGAAAACCAATTCCTGCATGGAGTAAAAGTGGGTATAGAAAAAAACCCGCCTGTGAACGGTGCGGGTTTAAATTCAAGTTAGCTGAACAAAGTGCTGTGTTCTACGCCGACGGCAATCTAAAGAACAACAATCACTTCAATCTCAAAACAGTCTGTTTAAACTGCGTTCATGAGGTCAATAAGTCTAAGATTCCGTGGAAACAAGGTCCTCTTGTACCAGACTTTTGATTTGATCGTATAGTTGACCAATGCTATCATTGTTGACAATGATTTGATCGAACTCGGTTCCGGCCCAGGAATACTCGCTGGCATGAATTCCGTTAAGTCCTAGCCATTCACGTGCTTTGTTATCGCCAGCGTTGGCCTTTGCAGCAATGTCATACCAATGCGGAGTTGCGCCACGCTGTATCCATATGATTTTTCCGCCTTGGGCCTTGATTGCTCGTACTTCGTTAGGGAATCGTACATCACTAATCACTGTATGGTCTGTGCGTCGTGCCAGTCTGGATTCTAGTGCTGCAATCCAAATATCATCGTGAAAGTGTTCTCGAATTACATCTGTGCCCCAGTACTGTAGGATCCACCGTGGTGTTAGTGTGGGCATACCCAATCGTTTGGCCCACCAGGGATCTACTTGTTCTCTCCAGGCTCGAGCTTCGGGGGTACGCCCTTCAAGTAGTTCTCGATCCCACCCAAACACCGCGGCCACTGCATCTTTTAATGTACTGGCAAAACTGTCTCTACGAAACCCGTGAAACCCAACCAAGTAGTCAGCGGCAGTATCTTTGCCGGCACCAATTAAACCGCAGATTCCTATAATCATAAAAAATGCTCCTGTTACAGAGCATTTTAACTTATTTGTAATAGTTGTGTCAACTGATAAGGTTAACCTTGAATCCAAGTTAAAGGTTGGCTACCATCCACATACTGCTTGAGTTCTTCTTCTAATTTTTCCATTTCGGCCTGTGCTTCACTGAGCATGGCGGTACCATTTAGTGTAGCACCACCTTGTGGACCGGCAATTTGACTAAATTTGCTATAGGCTTGTCCCAAAATACGCTTACTGAAACTGTAGGCATACTCTTGTAACCAGGGAAATGCATAGGGATCACTCATGATCATTTGATCAGGTTTGGTGTTATATACCCAAAGCAACACACTCTCGTACGGGTTTTGGTTGTTGTCACGGCCGGTTGATCCACCGTAACCATGTGGCATTTTACGCACAATGGTCAACTTCTTAGTAGCTGGATTAAATGTATAATTCAACAAGCCGCCAAACATCTTTTGAGTCAACTTTTGATAGTCTACAAATAATTCGTAGTTTACCAGACCGCCAACACGTCCGGCCTGTAGCATATATGTGTTTAAGAAACCCGACGCAAAGGGTTCAAACATGCTGGCAGTGGTGCCGGTCACACTTCCAATACCACGTCTATAAGCCGCACGTACCGTCATGATCTCTTTGGGCAGTATGTATTCTTGTGTTTCAGGCAGTAGGTCTAAGAAGCAGTAACTTTCCTCTGTTGAGTTTTGAGCACGTTGGCGATACTTGACCAGAGCCTGATTAATGGCCATTTCATAATGTTCTTGTTCCAGTTCAACATCTACAATGCCGTCGCCCAGACGCATACGCACATAGTCTACAATTTCAGCACGTTTTCGATCGCTTGTGGGCAGTGTTGTAGTATCAAACTGTATAGGGCCCGACCCAGTTCCGGTATTGGCGTCGAATAGACTTTTAGTGGGAATGCTGTTGAACGCATTCAAATTATCGTCTTTTACTGGGGTAGTATCGGGTACTGTATATTCGCTCATGAAGAATCCTGTTATATGTTATTTATAACAGGATTCGGGGTTTTAGGCTACTTTAAGTAATACAATATCGGCGTTCATCCTGCCGTTCATTTTGCTTTCTGTGGCTTTGATATCATCCAAGAACTTGCGTAACTGTATCTTGCCTGACTTGGCAAACTCTTTGAGTTTTTCCTCGGGCTTTCTTAGCGTCTTGCACACACTCTTATCTGTGTCAAAGTTCACTAGGCTTGTGCCTTTTACAGTCAAGGTTTGGTAAGCGGCTGCTACATACTTGCCCAACTTACGGCTCTTGGTGTTGTACACCCAAAGTTCGCTGGCGCCCACAATGTCTGCAGGGTTGATACTGACCAACTTTAGTACTGCATCAGTTTTGCAATACCGGAGTTTGCTGATGACCTTTTCTTTGCTGGGTGCTTTCTTGACACGAGCCTTCTTAAGAGATTTCTTGACACCACGGTACTGTTCCACTGCCGCAAGCAAGTCATCAATCCAACCGATAATACGCTTAAAGTCTGCGGCCTTAAGATGCTTGTAACCCTCTGTGACTTGAGCGTCAGTCTTGCTTTGTGCAAGTTCAAGTTCGGCACGGCGGGTTTTGTATAAGTCTTCGTACTTGCCAAGTTGACTTTGTACCACATTGTTGGCAACTAAAAAATCGTACAACTTTGTGGGATTCTTTACTCCGGTTGCAACATCATCGAATATGCCCTCAAGTTCGCCAATGATCTCGCTGGTGCGTTCTGCTAGCCGGTCTTGAATAGTGGGACGATTGTACACTTGTTCGGCAGTGGCAATCACAGGTGCTTCTTCGGGCTCGGCTTTGCTGATCACATCCATCACACTGTCGATAATAAACTCAATGTGACGTCCACGGAACGGCATACCTTTGCGGTGTGCCATAATAAGACTGCACACTGTCATGGGCAATAGTCTATCACCGGCACGGTTAAATGCCTTGACTTCTTCAATGCTGAGTTTGCTGTTCTTCTGCAACCACTCGATCACATACTTCTTACAATCCTTTTGACTATAGTAATAATTGTAGTAGTAAAAACTCTTACGTAGGCGGTTGTCAAACCGTTCGTTGTTCCAGTCTGCGGCATCGGCCTCCCACTCGGGTTCGGGTCCAGTGTACTTTTCATCTGCAAAAGCAATGCGAACTTGTCTCGGTTGCTTGTTTTTAATTTTAATTCCGGCTACTGTTGCCATTATGCATTGTCCTTTACTGTTTCTAATGCTTCCGCCAAAAGGGTTACCCCTTGCTTGGTCAGGCCATGTTGTTCGTATCCGTACATGGATCCCACATACCAAACACCATCTTTCATGATGTAGTAATACTCTGCGCCACACGCTTCGGCCTGTTCTAAGAACTCCGCAAATGTGTGTGCCACTTGCCACTCAGTACCTTTCTCGCCGCGGTCACGACCATAAAAAGTACACCAATCTTCGTTGTACTCCGGAACTTCATTACCAATTGGATCAAGTTTGCTAAAGGCGTGTTTCTCGCCAATCGCAGGACGTAGGCTACTCATATCGCCTAGTGCAATCAATTGATTCGCTTTCGAGCTGTCATAGTATTGTTGCAAGATTTCACCGTTGTGTTCTAAATAGCCATCCCAATGACAATAAATGCTCTTACAAACATCACCGTGCATGACTGCAATACGACTACGAGTTCCCATTTCAGACTCCTTTATTGCTAACTAAAAACATATTATAGTACCAAAATCATTTGTTGTCAAGTTAGTACATTAGTGTTGCCATCAGCAACCACTGCTCAAATGTGTGTACATGCTTGAGGAATTCGGCCTCTAATTCTGTATACTTTAGTGTTACTCGTCGTTGACGCCTGCAATTCACCATTTCTTGATCCAAAAATACCCATGTGATTCTACAATTTTTGTAGAATTTGAACATGGTGCTTCGGGCCCTGATATCTTTAATGTTCTGCATGGCCGTTAGACAAGCATCTAAACGGGCATGTAGGGCATCGTGCGTTTCTTGCATTGTGCTATTATACTAGAAAAACCATTCAGTGTCAAATTGGGTAAATACATAATAATCTAGGAATTCACGTGGCAAGATTAAGTTTATGGAAAGACGGCAAACATACAAACGATTACAAGTTCATGGATCGTCGTATTTCAGAAATGTTTACCATTGGCGGCACAGGCATATTGTGTCACAAATATCTAGGCCCAACTGCACAAGGCGTTCAGCAATCGACCACTTCGGCGCAAAATGCACCTGGACAGGTTATTCACTTACCAGATACCAGTGTAATCAATCTAGGCGATACTGTAACTGCCACAGGTGTCCCGCTGAACAGCACAGTTGTTGCTAAAAATGCCACAACTATTACAATTAGTGCAAACACAACCTCGGCATTGGGTATAGGAGTCTCTATAGGTATAAGTCCAACTGCGGCACGTCCCAGTTACACAAACCAAAGTGAACAAAACATACAAGACTTGTTATGGTTAGAAAACCGAGATCGCAAGTATGATCAAGACGTTTACAAAATGCGTGGCCTATATCAACGTGCTGATCAAGACTTTGACCTAAGCCAATTTGGCCTGTTCCTGGCCACTGGTACGCTGTTTATGACGTTCCACTTACGTGACATGGTGGATCAAATTGGGCGTAAACTCATGGCCGGCGATGTACTTGAACTACAACATTTAACCGATTATGATGCATTGAATCAAGACGTGCCTGCATCATTAAAGCGTTTTTATGTTGTTGGTGATGCCAGCTTTGCCGCAGAAGGCTTTACTCCCACTTGGTGGCCGCACCTGTGGCGTGTCAAAATTAATCCATTGGTGGACAGTCAAGAATACAAAGACATCCTAAACAATCTCAAAGCCAGCGATGGCACTACTCCAATTGGACAGTTGTTGAGTACACTGGATACCAACTTGCGTGTCAATGATGCTGTCATCAAGGAGGCCGAAGGCAATGTTCCCAAGTCAGGTTATGATGTCAGCAGTTTCTACAACAAGCCCTTGGATTCCAACAACAGAATACCAGACAAAGGCAGTATCACATCCGATGATTCCTCAGACACTGCCGACAGTGCCCGAGACACAGCCGATGAACAACCAATTAGTCCCGGGGCCAATGGTGCTGTAATACAGGGTTACTTGACCGGAGACACACAGGCACCAAATGGGTTACCAATGAATACTGGTATTGTATTCCCAGCAAGTCCCGCTACTGGCACATATTTCTTACGTACAGATTACTTGCCAAATCGTGTATTTAGGTATAACGGCACACGATGGGTTGCTATCAATGATGCACAACGTATACCTCTGACACGTGGGGCAGGTGACATAACCCAACTTGGTACATTTGTAAATGCAGCAGGCTCGTTTGTCAACGCCGGCAATGTTACTATCCCAGTAAAACAAAGTTTAAGTAACGCACTAACACCCAAGGCAGATAATTAATGACAGCACCAAGTAACTATTTTTATGACGGGCAAATACGCCGTTTTGTAAGTCAATTTATACGTATGGTATCAAACTTTTATGTAGAGTTTGGTGCAGACAGTACTGGTGTAACTCGGTATCAACGTGTGCCTGTGATGTATGGTGATGCCAGTAGACAGGCCTCACAGATTCTACGCAACAATAGCGAGAACACGCTTAATACAGTTCCTGCTATGGCAGTATATATCAGCGGACTAGCATACGACTTGACACGTCTACAAAATCCAACGTTGGTACAAAGTATGCAAATACGACAACGTGAATATGATCCCATTACTGGAACATATGGTACCGGGCAGGGCGAGGCATATACTGTGGAGCGTATGATGCCAAGTCCTTTTAAATTGACTCTCAAAATGGATGTGTGGACCAGTAACACTGAACAAAAGTTACAGTTGATCGAACAGTTGACCACAATGTTTAACCCCGCAATGGAAATACAAAGTACCGACAACTATATTGATTGGACCAGTCTAAGTTATGCATTATTGACTGACATGAGCTGGAGTAGCCGTACTGTGCCCACAGGTGGAGAAGAAGCCATAGACATTGCCACTATGACATTTGAGCTACCGATTTGGATCAGCACCAACATCAAAGTTAAAAAGATGGGTGTTATTCAAACTGTTATTACAAACTTAGAAGGGTTGTCGACGTTAGAGTCCTTGGGACAAATCATAACCACTGTGGGCAACTATGGAGTATTGTTAAGCACCAGCGCCGGTGGTAACACCTTAAAATTATTGAAGCCCAATGAGGCAACTACAAACGATGCTTACGGAAACGATACCGTCATTGGCTCTAGCAATCATTCTTGGACTCCATTATTAGACCAATATGGAAAGTTTATTTCAGGAAGTAGTCAAGTTAGATTAACACAACCCGACGGCGGTGAAGTTGTTGGTACTGTTGCCACACACCCAACAGATTCAAGTCTATTGTTGTACGCACCATTTGCTGATACAACTCCAGCAAATACTTTATCCCCCATAACTGCTATCATTAATCCTTCGAGCGCAAACATCAATACAGCCATCACGCGGCCCGCAGCGGGTACCAGGTACCTGATTGTCAATGATGTTGACAGCGGTAATACATTCAATGCAGTTTGGAAGGGTACAGATAATCAAGATCTTGTGGCCAATGCACACGATATTATTCAATATACCGGAGCACATTGGACAGTGGTATTTGACAGCGAGAACACTGATGTGTTAAACTATGTAACTAATTTAACAACTGGGATTCAATACAAATGGCAGGATCAACAATGGACAAAGAGCTACGACGGGGTGTACCGGGCCGGCGAATGGATGCTGTCAATTTAATAAGCGCAGGCGCACTCATTTACTGTAGAGCCACACACAGATATCTTTTTTTACTGCGAGACGGTGGACGCCATTCAGGCTCGTGGGGTCTAGTTGGCGGTAAGATCGAATCGGGGGAAACTGTTGTAGAGGGTCTTAATAGAGAGATACTTGAAGAGCTGGGCGGCACTATTCGAGATGCCAAACTTATTCCTATTGAAAAATTTACTAGCGACACCAGCAGATTTGAGTACCACACCTATGTGATCAATGTAGACGAAGAATTTGTGCCCATATTAAATCACGAGCACCGGGGATATTGTTGGGTCAAGTTAGATGATTATCCCCGGCCACTACACCCAGGGGTATGGAGAACATTCAAGTTCTCCAGTGTAATAGATAAAATACGAACTCTAGAGACTGTGTTATAGGTCTACTTCACGAACAAAATCGTGGAAGTTAATCTGACGTAAGTTCAGCTGATACTTCCAAGCATCGGGCATGGAATAATTTGCAGTGGGCATTACTCGAACAAAATCCACGTGTGGATAAGTGTTCATTACCATGCTCAATGTTTTAGTAAAGAATACTTCAGTATTTGAATCAAGATTTGTAGGATAGCCTGTTGTGCCCATGTAAACGTTATATACTGCGTGATCGGTGTGCTCATCATAGCAGTCAAATCCCATTAGATAAACTGTTTGATGTCCGTCAAAGCAGGCCAGGTATGCAGCAATGGCACCCATGTCGTATGAAGGTTGTTGCGGTACTAGGTAAAACTTACCTGGGTAGCTCAATACCATGGCAGCAGTGCCATAAACAATGGTTCGGTCACAAACACCACTATTGACTAATTCCTGGGCAACTTCATCGTTGGCCACAACAAAGTCCGGCGTAAAGTCACGCACAATAGCATTGCATCCATATGTTTGCAGTCTACCCGAAGCCAATAATCCGCCTCTATGATCATTTAGCAGTGCAAACAGATTGCCCTGTGGGTACAACTCAAGCCTGCTTGGCCCGTTGCCCAACACCACTGCCTTGTTGGAAATTTGACTGTTAAAAACTGCATTGGGCACAGTTTCAACTTGACGCACCCAGTTGCCATCGGTATAGGTTAGTGCAGATACTACATCTTCTCCTGAGTACTCTGATCTAAATATTGGTTTAATTTTTTGCATGAGGTGTTCCGTTATAATGTATTTATTTAGAAAACTGTATTTTACACTGGTATCAGCTTTTTATCCAACTTTACTGTGTTATTGGCACTGACTCCAGTGGCCCATAATATCACATTGCCCGACATGATGTTTGAAGTAAACGTCATTCGGGTATTGCCCGAGGTAGAGATCAAGCCGTAGGTTGTGATTGTGCTGGTTGTTCCGTCCTGTACCAGGATAATTTCTACTGATTGATACCAAGAATTGGTGACATCTGTAGTACTGATGGTATACTTGGCAGTACGATACGCACCACTACCAAACCAGTCTATGGCCTGAGGTGCAGTGGCAATTGTGGATGTTACACTACTACCACATAAAATTGGGACCGTGCCCAATACCAAATTGTTACCAACATATAAATTACCGCCGATTCCAACCCCGCCATTGGGCACAACCAGTGCACCAGTTGTGGTGCTGGTGCTGGTAGTAGTAGCATTGGCCACAAGATTTCCCGTGCCACCAATTACTGTTGTGCCAGGAATGTAGGGAATTGTTTTGTTTGTTAGGGTTTGTGCAGCAGTTGTGTTGACAACGGTTGCGCCGCCAGTAGTGGCTCCGTCATGAACTCGGATTGTACCTAGCGTGGTATCCACGGAAATTTCACCAACTGCGCCAGTAAAACTGTTATTTTGTGCAGTAGTTCCTCGTCTAAATTGTACTACGGTTGGCATCGTTCTCTATTCCTAATATATTGTATTTAGTTAAATTGGATTCAATGAAGCAGATCCTGCAGCCGCAAGATCGCTGGTAATTATGGCTCCAGTGGCATTACAGTCGTAAGTTGTTGAAGTTGATACACCAAAAGCGTCGGCCAAAACAGTCAAATCTCCGTAATCGCCATTGGGGAAGTCGCTAACTGTGCCATATGCCAACTTGTTCCAAGTGGTACCATCGTAACTTTCAAATGCACTTATGGTTGTGTTATAGCGAATTGCCCCTTGTACTGCACTGCGCTGATCTGTTGTGCCCACAGGAACTGCAAAACTACCAGTATTGTTGATGATGATGTCACCAGTACTGCTGGTGGTGATGGTGGCATTTCCAAGGTAAATTGTGCTTCCGCTCAGGTACAGACTTCTAAATCTATTGGCGTTAGTTCCCAAGTCATAAGTGACGTTGGCAGTGGGAACTATGTGTCCTGTTGAGTATATAGAGGCTAGCCCTGGTGTCGGTGATATGTTGCCATAAAAATTCGGTGCAACCACGTTACCTGCAATACCTGCACCGCCTAACACGACCAATGCACCTGTTGTGGTGCTGGTACTGGCCGTGCCACTTGCGGCAACAATATTACTACCAAATGTAACAGGATTACTGCCGGCAGCCAAGTTAGCCAACAGTTGCACGTTGCCGTAACTGCTACTAGTAAAAGGTGTGCCGTTGGCATAAAAGAAACTACTGGCGTAAACATTACCCGAGGTTGATACGTTGCCTGTGGCACTGACATTTCCATAATGTGTGCCAACGGTGTTTCCGTTAATATTACCAGTGACGTTTAAGATGCTGCCGTTGACCATTAACAAGTTACCAATGGTCAGGTTAGCATAACTAGTAGGTGTTATATTGCTGTCAGTAACACCGGTATTGGCAGTAAATGCCGTAATAAAACTTTGGCTACTCTCGCTCCAATATATGGACACATTGCTAACAAGTCCATTGGCACGATTGAATAAAAATCCTACATCTACGTTGGCATTGGTTGCACCTTGATGAAGTACCGTAATTGGATCAGCAAATGCTACTACATTTGTTAATATATTGTTTAACGTTGGTCTTGTTAATGCCATTTTCTACCCAGTCTATTGTATATTTAGCAAAAGACAAAAGGGCCACTAGGACCCTTTTGTTGCGGTTTGATTAGATTAAACTCGACCTACAACCACTTCAATTACTGCTTTACCAGCAAAAGTGACTTCTTGTAAGGCTTTGCCAATAACTGTACCCACAACAGGAGTGTTATTGACCTTGGCAAATCCGTGTCCGGCACTTACCATTAAGTCGCCCTTGTGAACCGGGCCAATTACTTGACAAGGAACACGTCCTTGAAGTGCCACTGGCACCACGTTGGTTCCAGACAAGCCGCCATTCATCAAGTGAGCTGGGTTTGTACTAACTACTCCGGCCACTGCTGGGGTGTCTGCATCGGCCACAGTAACTTCAGCACTTCCGCCAAACATCAGTACAGTACCGGCCATATAGGCCCGGTCGGCTTGATAGTTCTCTGCCAAGTCAGCGTATTTGGCTGTTGTTGATGTTCCCACAAAGGTCAAACCATAAATGTTGTTCCAATATGCAGTAGTGGATCCCAAGTTCTGGCTTGTGTTGGCAGTTGGTATTAACCAGCCGCCAGTGAACACATTACCAGCAATACCTGCTCCGCCTTTAACTACCAACGCACCAGTATTAACATCTGTACTAGTAGTTGTTGCAGCTGCCACAATATTACCTTGAATTATTTCTGTTGTAGTAACCGTTTCTTGGTTAACTGTAATCAAGTTTGCTACAACCAAGTTACCGCCAACATACAAGTTACCTGCTACGCTGGCACCACCTGCTACCTGTAAGGCACCAGTTGTTGAGCTTGTGGCAGTGGTAGTTGGAAGAATACTGATGTTGCTGGTACTGAACCATGCAGTTTGTGTGCTGGTTCCTGAATCGCCCGAGTAAACACGAACTACGTCGTCGTTGGCACCAGCACTGCGTTCAGCAATGATGTATGCCTTACCGTCAACCGACTTGACGCCACCTAGGCTTGACCAAGCACCGGCATAGTAGCCTTCAAAGCTGGTGATGGTTGAGTTATAACGCATCATACCAACTGCTGGTGTTCCCGGACGCTGTGCTGATGTACCAGCTGGAATTGTAAAGTAGCCTGTACTATTAGAAGCAAGGTTACCTGTCATTGTTATGTTGGCAAATGTGGTTGCACCACTTGTGGTTGATGTATTAGCTGCTGCTCCAAGATCCGACACACTGGCCACACCACCTGTGGTTGCTACTGTGGTAACTGTTCCAGCAGTTGTAAAAACTGTTGCAGTTGGGTTTGGTACTGCGGCAGTTGCTGCTGGGGCAATTGCCACCGCTCCAGTTGTTGGGTCTGCTGTGATTGTTGCGCCTGATGTGCCACCAATGCTAATGCCGTTTTGTACTATAAAATTTGCGTTTGCCATTTTTCTTCCTTTTTCGTTTCACTATCCACGAAATTATTTATTACTAAGTTGGGGTTAGCCCGTCTAACCCCAACCATCACTTGTGTTAGATTATGATGTAATCTTTCGTAACTCTTACGTTTGTATTAGTTCCAAACGATACAAACTGTAACAATGCATTACTACCGCTTTGTGTGGCTGTTAATACACCCACGTTCGCGCCAGTTTGAACTGTACCGTATGACATTACTGTAGCAGTAGTGCCGTCTGATATCAATAGTGCTTCCATCACTTGGTAGTTGGCACCGTTTGTGGCCTGTACCACATATTTGGCACTACGATAAGTTGATGTACTCATTGTGTCCACTGTGGTTGCTGTGTTGGCACTGGCCACTGCTGTGTTGGCTATACTATTAACTTGAGCACCTGCGGTGGTCCAGTAAGTTGTTACCGTAGTACTGCTTGTACCAGTGTTGATGTAAACTCCGTTGTTGTCAGCAGATATTTGCATTAAACCGTTTAAACTTGCCAAGCTGGTAACGTTTTGTGTTGTGGTCAATTGACGTACATCAATAACCTCACCGTTAGCAGGTGCTTCAGTAAACGTTAGAGTTGTTGAACTTACACTGTAAGCCAGAGTTGGAATCTGTACCACACCGTTAATGCTCACAATACAACTTGCAGTTGTCTGTGCGCTGCTCAATGTGAACGCAGTCTGGCTACCTGTACCGCTGAACTGTTGGTCAGCAATAACTGTGAACTGTGTAGACGCTGTCTGCCACTGTGTACCATTGTACCACTCAATTGTGCCGTTTGTGGTGCTGTAACGCAACATACCTGTTGTATCTGTGTAGCCCACTGCACCTGGACGTTGTGCAGTTGTACCCACTGGTAGCAAGATTGAGTCTGTGGTGTTGATGTTTAGTTTGGCACCACTGACTACGTTGGCTGATATTGCACTGTTACCAATGATCACTGAGTCGTATGTGGCATTTGGACGTGCCCAAATCAATGTCTTGTCACGCTTGCCACTTACATAAAGATCCGAACCAACACCAGTGTTTTGACCACTGTTGATGTTTGCACCATATGTTAGTACCAAGATGTTTGAACTTAATGTATTTGTACCTGGATTGTACTGCAAATAACCGTTACCGTCAACGTTGACCCCTTGCTGACCACTTGTTGTGCTTGCAACAAATGTTGGGTAGTATATTGTAGAACCAGTCTGTGCAGTTATGTATGCATTGGTTGCGTTTGTTGCATTTGCCACTGAACCCGACGCTGTTTGGTATCCACTTGGGTTGGTGTTGTTATATGGTGTGAAACCCAATGCAGTTGTCACCATGCTGCTACTGATAGCACCACTGAATGTAGTTGCACTTAGAGTACCAGTTGAAGGATTGACGTTGACTGTAGTTGCAGCCGCAAGTTGTGTATTGCCTGTAACCACATTACCATAAGTTAGGTAATATGTTTGATTATTGGTGTAGTTGCTTACGTTGGCATAGTAACTGACGTTACCTGCACCTGCTGTTGCAACACCAGTCAAGTATAAACCGCTACCAACAAATGCAGTAGCATATACGTTACCAGTACTAGGGTTAACGTTGACCGAACTAACTGCACCAGTTGCCGTGTTACCTGCTGTTACATTAGAGAACTGCAAGTAGAAGGTTTGGTTATTTGTGTAGTTTGAAATGTTGTCATACAAGCTCACGTTAGCAGTTGCCACCGTGCCGTTGACGTTTGTGGCAGTCAAACTTGTCAAGTATGTGCCAGTACCTACTACGTTGGCACCAATGTTACCAATTGTGGGTGCATTCACACTGCCACCAATGTAAACACTACCAGCAACACCCACACCACCCTTGGCTATGAACGAGCCAGTTGTTGTGCTTGTGCTTACAGCCGAACTTGCGGCAACAATGTTACCACCAGATATAGTTGTACTGGTTGTGCTTATAGTAGCGGCAGTCACTGTTGTAGCAGCAACAGTTCCAATCGTCAATCTTGCTAGACTTGGGTTATAAGCAATTCCACCGTCCCAACCTTGTACACCCAAAATAGTATTACCACCTGTCGCTGTTGCTGTACCAATGTTACTGAATACAACTGCATACTCTTGATTATTGGTCAAGTAAGTAACGTTAGCGTACATGCTCACGTTGGCAGTTGGCACTGCACCAACAATGTTGGCAGCAATAACATTGCTCAAGAAGCCGGCATCACCAGTTATTTTTGCACCAATGTTACCAATTGTGACTGCTGATACTGTGCTGGCTGTAACTCCAGTTGCATTCAATGTTGTGAACACACCAGTACTTGGTGTTGCGTTACCAATTGGGGTACCGTTGATGCTAGCGGTAACAAATGTGCCGCCCACAAACAAATTGCCGCTTACGCTACCGTCACCCCAAACTTGTAGTGCACCAGTGTTGGCACTTAGGCCACCACCTACTACTCTGGCATTGGCAATAATTGCTGCACCAGACTTGGTTGTGCCCAATACTGTTCCAGTAAACACGTTGGCAGTATCGTTACCACGTGCATACCAAGTCAAGTATCCATCTGCGACTGTACGACCTAGGAAGGCGTGTTGGTCTGAGGTATCATAGTAGTGGAATTTTAAACCAATATCAGCAGTCGTAACGCTGGTCAAGGGCGATAAGTCAGCTGGAGTGTTCAAGCTGATAATGGGGTCAACAATACTCAATGTGCTGGCACCAATGCTGACACTTTGGCCGCTAACTGTCAAGTTACCGCCAATGGTGACGTTTCCAGTTAGTGTACTGATACCACCCACATACAAGTTACCGCCAATGCCTGCGCCACCAGTGACTTGCAGGGCACCAGTAGCAGTACTGGTTGCGGTTGTTGCGCTGGTGATTTTGGTAACACCAGCAATGTCTACTGTTCCGCCTGCGTTCAATGTTGTGGTGTTGGCACTGGTTGAGAATATTGAGCCAGTGCTGGGGTTCACGTTGACCGCAGTCACTGCGCCCAATGTACTGTTACCAGTTGTTACGTTGGCAAAAGGCAAATAGTAAGTTTGATTATTGCTTAATGGCGTAATATTTTCGTAATACGCAACGTTGGCAGCACTCACTGTGCCCAGTAGCGTACCATTAAAATATGTGGCTGTTAATGTACCAGTTGAAGGATTATGGCTCAATGTAGTTGTTGCGAAGCCTGCTCCGTTACCCGAGGTCTTATCCACAAGTTGTGGATAGAATGTGGTGTTGGTTGATGTAGAAGTAAAACTGTTATACAGGCTCACGTTGGCTGTTGCCACTGTGCCGTTGACATTTGTAGCAGTCAATGCAGTAATATTTGTACCAGTACCGTTCAAACTTGTACCAACGTTACCAATTGTGGCTGCATACACGTTTGTGGCATTAGCAGTTGTAAAAAAGCCTGTGCCCGGAGTCACGTTACCAATTGCTTGTGCTTGCAATCCACCTGTTGTGGCAGTTGTGAACGCCGCTGTACCTGGCGTAGCATTACCAATAGCAACTGCTTGTAAACCACCAGTTGTGGCTGTTGTGAACGCCGCAGTACCTGGTGTCACGTTACCAATTGCTACGGCTTGCAAACCACCTGTTGTGGCAGTTGTGAATGCTGCTGTGCCTGGTGTCACGTTACCAATAGCAACTGCTTGTAATCCACCAGTGCTGGCTGTTGTGAATACCGCAGTAGATGCTGTTGTACCACCAATTGGGGTATTTTGAATACCGCCTGCATAAATTTGTCCTGCAACACCTGCACCGCCCATAACAACCAATGCGCCTGTTGTGCTGGTAGTGCTTGCACCAGTTCCTGTGATGTTTGCGCTGGTTGTGATTGTTGCCGTTGAACCAACCAAGCTGCCCAAGTGGAATGGTGCAACAATGTTACCTGTTGCTTGTACTGCGTTTGCAGCAGTGCCTAATACTTGTAAGCGATTACCACTGTTGGTAGTGATATTTACGTTACCGCTGGCTTCTTCACTGATTGTATATCCGCCAGCATAAATTGTGCTACCGCTTAAGAATAAGTCTTTAAATCTGTTGTTGAGCGTACCCAAACTGTAAGTTACGTTAGCACTTGGTACAATATTACCTGTGACTGCAATGTTACCACCAACGGTCAAGTTAGCTGTTGTGCTTAATGTTGTAAATGCACCTGTACCAGGTGTGATGTTACCAATTGCAGTGGCTTGTATGCTGACTGCATTGGCTGTTGTAAACACTGCTGTACCCGGAGTCACGTTACCAATTGCTGTGGCTTGTACACTGACAAATACGCCTGTGCCCGGAGTCACGTTACCAATGGCCTTGGCCTGTAATCCGCCGATGTTGCCGGTTGTTAATATTGCGTCACCAGTTACTGTCAAAACGCCACCAATTGTGGTTGTGCCAGTTGTTACTGCATTACCAACTTTGATGTTGGCAAAGCCTGAATTGTTTACACTGCTGATACCAGTACCTGTATCTGTTGTGGCAATGGCCTCAAAAGCTGAATCAGATTCAACCCATACCCAAGCTGTGTTGACCGATCCATACCCAGCCAAGCTGCT